GTCATTGATATGAGCAAGAAATTGATTGTTATTCATTGGCCACTGATGATACCTGTCAGTAATATCATTAACCATAAGAACTATCCAATGATACTCTGGATCATCATATAACTTGTCTGCAATCATCTCAGGAGTTTCTCCTTCCTTAACATCGTATGTGTCAAAAAATAAAGTGTTGACTTTTACTTTAGAACGAATTGCAACTCGTTTTAGTAGATGAGTTACAACTTTATAACTTTCATCGCCAACAGAGTCGTAAATATTTAAAGGAAATTGTGCAAAATACATTTTTAATGTCCCCCGCGAATTTTCGGATTGCTGGGATCACCAATTTGAGATTTAGTGATGATTTCCATTTCTTTAAACTTCAAAGAAATTTTTGTTGTTTGTGGAACACCACCTTCATATGAAACAAACCTATCTCCACCATAACTTACGTCCATACCCTCTAACGCACAAGTAGATATTTTATTGAGATGTGTATTTTCATCACCCCTGTACATATATTTTATATTGAAGAAACTCGGTATTTCCATCTCTCTAAAAGTGTCATCTGAGAAGTTAGATGCCATATGATATTTAAATTGTTTCACGATACTTTCTATTGTTACAGCTTCTTCTGCATCTTTTGGTATAAAAGTAAACTCATATGAAAACTCTCTTCTTCCAATACCCTCAAACATCAGTTCCATTTTTGGAGTTCGAATTGCACCCTTTTCTAATGCAAGTAACGCAGTAGCGCCGGGAGCTACAGTATTAACTGTAGCCATCACCGCAGTTTCCAAACCCTTTCCCATATTGTCTAATGCACTTTTTAAGTTGGAGTCTCTCTGTGTACCACTTTGACTTTGAAATGCGGATATCGCAGATGAACCCATAGCAGCTAATACGCCAATTTCTTGTTCGCCATATTTTGAGTTATAACTAACAGATATTGAAGCAGGCATATACAACGCAATCAAAGCAGATATTCTAGTTGTTGCATTTCTTGAAAGTTGAATTGAATTGCTGCCACCACCTGCACCTGATTTTAGCTTCCCAACTCTTTCCGTTTCTGCTTTTAATAAATCTTTAGCTGCATCGAGTGCTTTTTGATCGATCTCTTCTTTGCCATGTTCTAACTCAACTGCTTTTGCAAATTCTGCTATTGCATTTTTGTTTTGTGTAGATTTTAATTTTGCTTTATCCTGTTCTAAAATTTCAAATATAATATGATGACCTTGTTGGTCATCACCCTCAACACCATCAGGAAATTGGAGCAGTGTTGTCCTATATCCTTTTGCCCCACTAGCCTGTCCATTACTGGCCAGTTTAGCTGCAGGATTGGTTGGATTGAGGTCTACGCCAAATACATCGCCTACGATACTTCGCAAACCATTGACTGCGACATTGTTTGCTGCTCTGGCTGTGTTCGCAGCAACCGCATTTTTTAATCCGTCTATTATTGGCATTAGTTATTCCTTATATATAGTATTTATAAGTTATGTCATACTCAGGTCGGTACATTCCAAAAAATCCCAAGAAATATAAGGGTAATTCTTCTAAAGTTATTTATCGTTCTCTTTGGGAGCGTAGGTTTATGGCCTATTGCGACTCCAGTGATTCTATTATAGAATGGGGCAGCGAAGAGATCATTATACCCTATTTATCACCTTGGGATAAGAAGTTTCACCGATATTTCCCAGATTTTTACATAAAAACAAAACAACACGATGGAAGTACCAAAAAGTTTATTATAGAGGTTAAACCTAAGGCTCAATGCAAACCACCACCATCTCAACCCAAAAGAAAAACTCCACGATGGTTCAATGAAGTTAAAACGTGGGGAATAAACGAAGCAAAGTGGAAATACGCAAATGAGTGGTGTTTAGACAATGATATGGAATTTAAGATATTAACCGAAGATCATCTTAACATTCGTTATAAATAGAGTCATGGCTACTAGTAATTTCATACAATCGGTTAAATCTGATACAAAAGGAGCAGACCGCTCCGTTAAATGGTATCGTAATAAAATTAAAGAATTTGGTAAACCAGTTGCACTGGACTTGATACGAGATGGCAAAAGAAATAAAAAACAGTTCTATGGTAAATTGAATATGTTTTTCTATAGTCCTAAACTTAAAAAAGAATTACCGTATTATGATACATTTCCACTAGTGCTTCCAATAGAAAGATACTCAGATGGCTTTCTTGGTATTAACTTTCACTATCTACCAATACCGTTAAGAATGAAATTGTTAGATAGAATTATGACATTTGCAAATAGTCAAGACCTTGAGGAGACGAGTACTAGAATAATTGCAGACTATAGTAAGTTAAAAAAATTACCAATAATTAAACCGACTCTACATAAATATCTTTACTCACAAGTAAAATCACAGTTTCGTAGGGTTGATGCAGATGAATTTAAAATTGCTTGTCTGTTACCAGTACAAAGATTTAAGAAAGCATCTTCAACTGAAGTATGGAAAGATTCTAGGAGTATGATCTAATGGCAGGAACTCTCGCACAATTTATAGAAACCGCTGCATTTGGGGCTCTCAATGATGTATTATCGTTGACTCATACTAATAATGGTTACGCATTTCCCAATAGATTTGAAGCAATCATTATTCCACCAACCTCAATAGCAAAAAGTTCTCCTACAACAGAATTTAGTTTCTGGCCACTACCCAAAGGCCCAACTACTGCAAGAGATGTATCGTTGCGTGTAGAATCAATTCTTTTGCCTGGCAGAAATTTAAACACTGTCTCTGATACAAACATATATGGCCCATCAAGAGAAATTGTTGATGGTGTAACTTACGCAGAGGATATTAAAATATCATTTCAAGCAAGTTCTGATCTTGGCGAAAGAAGATTCTTTGAGGAATGGCAAAGACTAGCATTTAGTGAAAAAACTTGGAACGTAGGGTACTATAATGACTACATTGCTCAAATTGATTTGTATTTATTAGACAGACAAGACAATAGAAGATTTGGAGTTAAACTTTGGGAGTGTTTTCCAAAGACAATTGAAGGAACTGAATTAAATCAAGGTACGAACAATGAGATTATAAAGAATGATGTAAATTTTTCTTTTAGATATTGGACTCAACTTGATATTAATGCTCAACCAACAAGCGTAACTGATCGACTAGTGACTACATTTTTTGGAACAGTTGAAAGACAAATAACAGGATCAATACCAAAAATATTGAATAGATTATAAACGGAGATTAAATTATGGCATTACCTAAACTAAATAGTGCGAACTATGAATTAAGTTTACCATCAACAGGAAAGAAAATAAAATTTAGACCCTTTCTTGTGAAAGAACAAAAAGCATTAATGATTGCTCAAGAATCAGAAGATGAGAAGGTGATTGAAAGTACATTTGCTCAGATTATCAATGATTGTGTTGCAGATAAAGTTGACCCATACAAGATGCCAATGTTTGACATTGAGTATATATTTTTAAAGATACGAAGTAAATCTGTTGGAGAAATAGCTGATTTGGTTGTGACTTGTCCAGATGATGAAGAAACTAAAGTAAATGTTACAATTCCTTTGGAAGAAGTTAATGTTCAAATGAAAAAAGACCACACGAATGTTGTTACTCTTACAGATGATATTAGTGTTGTGATGCGGTATCCTTGTCTTGGCGACATGAGAGGATTTGATGCACTTGGACAAACAAAGTCAATGTTTCAAATGATAAAAAAATGCATACATGAAGTTCATGATGGTGAGAAAGTACATCGAAGAGTTGATATGTCTGAAAAAGATTTAGATGGTTTTATTGACAGCATGTCTTCAAAGAACTTCGAAGCTGTTGGTGAGTTTTTTGCAAGTATGCCTAAGTTAGCATATAACCTTGAGGTTGTTAACCCCAAGACAAAAGTTAAAAGTGTAATCCCAATTGAGGGCTTACAAAGTTTTTTCGAATAGCCCTTTCTCATGATTCATTAGAAAACTATTATCAAATGAATTTTGGAATGATGCAACATCATAATTGGAGTTTGATAGAGTTGGAAGAAATGATACCGTGGGAAAGG